CAGAAAACTCAAGGGAATTTCGTGTGCTATGCTCAAAGTTTACGAATTCCGATGAAAACTTATATGGGTATCCTACAACTTAATAACATTTATCTTAGTACCATAATAAGCTGGTCTTAAGATTTCAGTCATTTCGTCATAAGATATGAATGAAATGAACCCACCCAAGGATGGATTCTTATCTACGATTCGTTTGATACTATCGCAGAATTTATTATAAAAAGTTTTACCATGTAGATAGGCCTCACGAAAGGCACCATCACAATAACTTGAAAACTGAGATTCAAAAGATAAAGGACTCTCAGAAGGTTTCTTCAAGTAATAGAACTTCTTATAAATAGAATCAGTTTCAATCGGAGCCACAATACATTTTAATGTTTCGTGTTTAATGAAATTCCTTTTTAGAAAAGAAATATCATTTATTCCAATATAAGGTACTGATTTAGAACCTTTATCTGCCATAGTATATTCAATATTTACATCAGCAAAAACTTTCTGGCACGATGTATGATTAAACCATGGACAGGTCTTTGCCACTGACATTGCATTATCATCCCCATAGGTGATAAGAGCAACATTGTTGGCAAAGCGGGTTGAAATCTTAGGATTCATCTTGTAATAACAATAGCGCATCATTACTGAATTGCAAATTGAATTTAGTTGAACCGTAATAAGATTCCCAGAAGGGTTTCCATTGGCAAAGCGATAAAGATCACCATCCATAAGGATATTAGGATGAACAATATCAGAAAGAGCTCCTTTAACCAATTGGAGATCTGATTTGGACATACCAGCAGCTTTATACCATTCTACAATGATATGGGCAGCAGCTGTGGTAATTTGAGCAGCCATCCTAGTATCAAAACCTGCAAAATCTCCAGCAATCATATTTGTTTCATTAAACCTAGTTAGATTTTTATGAACCTTTGACCACTGGTCAGATGTTGCATTGACACCTACCATACATTCAGTAGTACTAGAATGTCTCAGCATAAATTCAGGTATAGCTCCTAATGCTCTCCTTGATGCAATAAAATTTGCAATAGAAGAGCCATAGAATTTTCGAACTTTATCCTGAGC